CGCACTAGATCTCCATCAACCCAAAAAGGACCATTTTTACCAGCAGTATATTCTGTGATATCTTTAACGATTCCTGGTTTGAATTGTAATAGTTCTAGTGCCATTTTACCTCATCAACTCAAAGTGTGGTCCATCCATAAAAGGTCTTCTTCCTTGAGAACGACGAAGATCAATATATGCATTCATAGCATCCTCTGCTTTGCCTTTATAAGATCGTATGTCTCCTTCAGACCAAGCAGCACCCCATTTAATAGAAACACCTTTTTCTTCAGCAGCTTTTTTAAATGCATCACAAATATCATCATAAACATTGAGTTCCCAAACAACATCCGAACCATCATATGCAACAACATCAACTGCGTGCGAGTATCCATCGTCTTGTACTAAATGCTTTGACTTCATTGTTTGCGAACGTCCATTTGCAACCAGACGTTTCTGCTCCTCTATAGATCTGACACCATACGTGACTCCAAAATCAACTTTTGTAAGTTCTATTGCTCTTTCAACAACAGATACCATTTCTGGATGAACACCTTCTAATTTTCCTTTTGATCTATTTGATAATGAAAAAGCCATTATTCCTCCAAAAATTTTTCTACTTGCTCTAAAAGATCTGCTTTTGACTTTCTTCTATCTAGCTCTATGCCATGAGTTCTCATAAAAGCCTCTAGTTCTATTTTTGTCATTTCTTGAACTGGTTTGTCATCTATTACAACAACTTCATCTTCTGATACAACTATAGGTTCTACAACCTCAGTTCCATTTATTTTTGCCAAAGCCTCTGCTTTAGTCATGCTGGGTGTCGGCAGACTTTTACCACCTTTAATATATCTTAAATTATAAAGAGCCTCGCCTTTATCATTCTCGCCAACATGAAACATTTCAATCTCGCTCATTTAGTTAATCCTTTCTGTTTCTCGTATGTTCTTAATCCTCCTATGCCAAGCATTCCACCTAAAACTGTTAAGAGTGTTCCCATATCAAAGTCTGGTAATTCAGGAATTGTAGCTCCAGACAACGCAATTATAAAAATAATAATAGGATTGCCAACAAAGTGATAGAAAAAAGCAATCCCGCAGACCCAACCAATGAAAGGACGCCAGCCACCTTTAAAAATGCTTCCAGAAGCTGCTTCCTCTTTATTAACTGCGATTTGTGCCAGTTGCTGTTCATGAGCTAATTTATCAGCCATTGTTGCTAATTCGTGTGCAAGTTTGGCTTTTTGATCTTTATCCTCAATAAATTTATCCAATAAACCTGAAACTGGACCAACTAGAGATGTTATTAAACTCATTGCTTTACCCTCTTAGACCTCAGTTCTTCTAGGTCTTTATTCTTTTTTGTTCCATCATATTCCCAAGCATAACCTCTGTAAACCATTTCTTCGTTTATGTTTGTTTGTCCACAGAATATCCAGCCTAGCATTCTTCCGTATTTACCATCTTTTTCGGTCTTAACTCTTAAACCAGAGGCAAAACCATCTCTTAATCTTCTGGCGAGAAAAGCCTTTGTTTCTAAACCAAACTCTTTTTCCTCTAAATTTTTTGTCCTGCTTTCCGGAGCATCTATTCCAGCAAGTCTTACTCTTTCCTTTTTAGTTAAATCAAAACCTAAATCTATAATTATATCAATCGTGTCACCATCTACAACTTTAACAACTTTCTGAATAGCATACTCGTACACTTACATTCTCCAAAGCATGCTCGCCAGCAAAACAATTATTGTACCAGCACCACCAATTAGAATCGCTTCTATCCTTTTTATTCTAAGGATTGTTTCTTTCCAGCGTTCTTCTAATTGAACTTCCACAACTGTCAACCTACGACTTAGATCCTCTAGTTTCATGATGCTTTTTCAGTTTCCTTTTCTTCAACTGTATTTTTAAAAGACTCTAGCAACTCTTTTTGAAAACTGTCTGCTGCTCGTTGAACCTGATCTAAGTCAGCTCGCAATTTACTAGCTTTGACAGACAAGTCTTTTAATTGTGCTATCAGATATTTTTGTTGATTATTAAGATCAGCTTCAGCATAGCCTTTGCCATCTATATTTAATACATTTTCATCAGCCATCGTTTCCTCCTTTTACTATTCTAAATAATCTTTTCCTGCCTGAATTGCAGCTTTTGTTGCTGTCATATCTTCGTCTCCCCAGTCTCCATAAGATTGCATTGTTTCAAGATGATCAACATTCCTTTTAACAACATCTTTCCTTTCAAGATCTGTTAAACAATATCTTTCAGCAAATTCACCACCTTCTATTATTTGGTTTATAAGATTAATCACATCACCCATACCTGCATAGTCGATAGCTAATTGCTCTTTTGTTCTTGTCCCATCTTCATTATAATTAGACATAATTTATCCCTCCAATTTGGCTATACGAGCTTCTAATTCTTGAATTGTTTTAACCAACAAAGGCACAATTTTAGAGTGGTCTATTTGTTGGTATTTAGGAAGTGTGTGTGTCGCAACCCATTTACTGTCTGATGGATATTTTTGAGCAACTTCTTCGCCTTGTTTGTTGGTGTAATTTGTTTTACCTTTTTCCCATGCTTTTTCTGATATCCCAAATGAAATTACCTCATCAGAAGAAGAAAGTATTACATTTTCAACAGTATGAGTAGCATCTTTTACACCATCAACAGCATGTGGCACAGCATCTGCTGCTTCATGGGCAATAAAACCATCGACTGTAGTATCAGGATCAGCAATAAAATTAAAACGTGCTGGCTTGAGTTGCTTCAGTCTAGTTGTAGCATCCCAATCATAACTAACATTTTCTTTTAGACGATAATCAGAAGATTGGTTGTAAGATGTTGTACTTCCTGTAGATTTAATCGTTCCAACTTCTGTGCTATTAGCTTGACAAAATTGAATCATGGTGGCTGATTGACTGCTTGTAGCATAAGCATGTCTGGCTTTAATAAGAACAGTGTCGCCATTATTATCTTGATAGAAATTTCCTGCCATTGCAGTACCAGTAGCATTCACGTTTAAGTTAGCTCCAGAAGTCTGCATAGCCATGTCACCAAAAAATGCTTGAGAATTGTTATCTCCATATAACAGAATATTCCCATCACCATCTGATATATAAATTCTGTTGCTGTCTGTTCTCCCATCTATTGAATCTTCATTTCCATCATAAGCACCAATAATAGTATTAGAAGATCCTGATGTTATTAATTGACCAGCATGATTTCCTACACCAGTATTATTGGTTCCAGAATTAAGTTGAAGTGCTTCTACACCAATTGCTACACAGTTATTTCCAGTGTCTCCACTTAAAGCATCATGACCCATTCCAATGGAATCAGTTGAGTTTGCACCATCACCACAATTTTCTCCTATGAAAATATTATTAGAACCAGCTGCAATTGTAATACCTGACTGATAACCAATACAAATATTTCCTGTCCCAGTTACTGATGTATTGGCCATAACCAAATGGCCAATGGCTATGTTTCTTGTACCTGTTGTTATTGTGTTGCCAGCATCGTCACCTATACAAGTATTTCTTGTCCCAGTGTTTATACCACCACCTGCACCCATGCCCACGCAGACATTTTCTGAGCCTGTTGTTATAGCATCACCAGATAAATCTCCAACTAAAGTATTTTCCGTTGCAGTGCCTTGAAGAAGTAAACCTGCATTGTTACCAATCGCAGTGTTTCTATTCCCTGTTAACTTCGTTCCCTCAATGCCTTGACCTGCTTTGTTACCAATGAAAGTGCAAGTGTCTGTTGTTGTTGCATATAATCCTGCATTTGTACCAACAAAAGTGTTACTTGTGCCTGATGTAATAGATTTACCTGCACTTGTTCCTACTGCTACGTTGTCAGTGTCTGCAGCTCCTCCACTAGTATTTTGTGCAGCAAGAGCATTAACTCCAAGAGCAGTATTTCTGCAACCTGCAACATTTACCTTTAATGCTGAAAAGCCTAAAGCAACATTAGAATTAGAATCAACATTATGAAGAGACATAGCATCTCTGCCTATGGCTGTATTGTTAGAACCTGCTTGTAATGCACCTAATGCGTTTTCACCAATCGCAATATTTCCTGATCCTGTGGTAGCACTATCTGCTGCTTGATAGCCAATGTAAACATTATCCTGTCCTGATGTTAAAGATGCTCCTGCAGCATAGCCAAAAAGAGAATTGTTTGCTCCAGTTGAAAGACTTTTTCCAGAACCAAAGCCAACAGCTACATTTGCAGCAGCAGTTGAATCAGTAAGAATACCTTGATTTGGTCCAGCTTGATAACCAATGTATACGTTTCCATCTCCTGTTGTTTGACCAGAACCAGCCTCACCACCAAAATAAGTATTATGTATTGATGTTGTAGCCAATTTTCCTGCTTGAGTACCAACAGCAGTATTAAAATGACTTGCGTTGCCAGTGCTGTTAAAAGTTAAAAGAGCTTCGTAACCTATAGCAACGTGTGCACCTGATGCTGTGTTTGCTCCCAGTGCGTCATATCCGATCGCAACATTGTTAAATCCTGTTGACATTGCATCGCCAGCCGAATGTCCAACAATTACATTTTTTGCACCACTGGTCAGATTATTTCCTGCATCAACACCAATACCAATATTTTCTGATGCTGAATTAGATGCGTGACCTAAAGCTCCTGAACCGACTGCTGTATTGCCTGCTCCTGTTCCTGCATCAAAAGCAAAAGCACCTATTGCTGTATTATCATTTGAGGATTGGTTTCCTCCTCCCGCAGCTGAACCTACAAATGTATTAAGTGATCCAGAAGTAAGAGCATCTCCTGCTTCATGTCCTACTGCTGTATTGTTATCACCAGATGTTAAATCATCGAATACTTCATGCCCAAAACCTGTGTTGCCAGTAGCAGTGCTTAGTGTGCCTGTACCTGCATCATTACTAATAAGTAAACTTTCACTAAAATTAGCAATATTATAAGATATACCTACGCCATTTATTGTGCCTGTCACAGCAAGTGTACCACCAATCGTGGCTAATCCACCAATCGATACATCATCAGTGACAGTTAAATCATCTTGAACTGTTAAATCAACAACATTTAAAGCAGCAAAAGCATCTACAACTGCAGCAGTGCTTCCTGCACCATCTAAATAAACAGCTTTTGTTTGGCCATTTGGAACAGTTATATTTGCTCCTGAGCCTTGACTAATAATTAAACTATAAGGACCACTTGATCCAGAATCAGTTGTTGCATTTTCTATAAAATAAAATTTATTAACAGTATTTGGTCCAATAGTTACTGTACAGTTCGAATCGAGTGCACCTGTGTATTTAACATACATCGCTCTAACAGGGTCTGTAGAGCCATCAGCGATAGTTGAGACATGTGTATCAGCATCCGTTGTTATAGACTCTGTTCCGAAGCCGAAAGCCTCTCCAATTAATTCTAAGTTCGTATTGGTGACAGTTCCCCATGAACCTGAGTTATCCCCAGTGTCCATCTCAGAGAGTCTAAGGTCATTTACATAGGTTATTGCCATATCAGTCGATCCTTACTATTGCATTGCTCGCAGTTGCTGCAGGAAATACTATTTTAAATGTTCCTCCTGCTACAGTAAAATCACCACCGAAGTCTAAAACTGCTATCGCACCTCTAGCATTCGACGAAGCATCACCGAGCGTTTTGTTATAAATTAAAGCACCTCTAGCAGTAAAAGTTGCTGAAGTCCATTCTGGATCAGCTGCATCGAACACTCCACTGGTACTGTTTTCATCAACAGTTTTACTTGCGAGAGCATTTCCACCAGTGGTGTATCCGTTTCCGTTCGCAACTTCATTGGATGTTATGTATCCGTCTGTTGCTGCACTTAGCGTTGCTGAACTTGTATACAGTGCAATATAGATGCTGTCTGAATCTAGGTGGTGATCACCTAGCAGAACATCCTTTTTAAACAATGTACACATTGCTTGACTTATGGCCATTTTTATATACCTCCGTTATATTCTGCTGCATAGTCTCTGCTCATTTCTTGAGCGAACAACTGTACAGCCTCATCAAATTGTGCTTTATATAGTTTTAGCGTTTCTCCAGCTTTTAGGAAAGCAGAAGTTTCATAAAGTGCTGCTGCTAATAAAACTGCAGGAGCATTTGTATCAATCCAAGTATTCTCATTGCTAGAAGAAAGTCCTGTTTCCGGAGCAATAAAGTCAGCTTGGTAAGCAAGAGTCGCACTAGGTGTCGGAGCCAGAGTTACAACTGTCCCAGACGTTCCTGCGTTTTTCGTGCTATACATTATTGGTGTCCCAGTTGTACTAGAATTTGGCCAATAATCCCTTAAATAAGAATCAATCCTATGATTCAAATAATTAACATTGCTACTGCTATCAGTTACTGAAAATTGTCTTATCATTCTTGCCGAAGCAACTGTATAATCAAAAGTTCCGACAGACAAAGTTCCTGTTGTTATTTTTCTAAAGCAAGGAAGATTAGGAAGTCTTTGGAAAACCATTTCCTCTGCTTGAGCGATTATAACGTCTATAGAAGCTGTTAGTTCTGTAGAATCATCTTCTACAAAATTTTGTATATTCGCTTTTAAAGTTGTGTAACTCATTACTGACCCCAAGCTCCATCATTCCAAGATCCTGAACCCCATTCTTGATTAACTGTAACGGATTCTGTTCCGACGCCACCTGTGCCTCCAACACCTGTTTCTAGAATATTTACTTGAGGCACTTCAGCACCGACACCACCTGTACCTGCCACCCCAGTTTCTAGGATTGAAAGATTAAGTGCTTCAATTCCAACAGCTCCAGCACCTCCACCACCAGAAACTCCTGTTACTTCTACAACTGGAATCTCAACTCCAACACCACCTGTTCCTGCAACACCTGCCTCATCGATAGAAAGCTCTAGTGTCTCAGTTCCAACTGCACCTGTACCACCAACTCCTGTTACTTCTGGGTAAGACTCGAAATCTATTCTGTCTATTAAACCAACTGCTCCATGTCCAGGACAACCGACTGGAGGTCTTTCTTGAATTGGTAAGAATGGATCGAAAGAATAGCCAACATATATAACAACATCTTCTTGACTATGATTGCTTGGTCTAGGATCAAATAGTTGCTGTGCGTCTATTACATTTTTTGCAGGAGTTAATTGTGGATGTTTCGGCTCCCATTCATCTGGAGCAACACGTAAATTATCCCAAGTGGTTTTAAGCTGAGTATATCTTACTCTTTGACCACCTCTGTCGCTTATCGCATATGATTTTCTGCCTTTTGCATATTTCGCCATGTTATACCAAATTCAGTGCTGTTGGTTGAACTCTTAAACTTACACCATCATTATCCGAAGATGCTGCAAAAGTAAAAGATCTCTCGTAAAGTTCGTTTAATAATTGAAATCTATCTGGTGCATATTTAATAGATAGTTTTGCTGCTAATCCAGCAGAAATACAATCACTCCATCTATAAGGGACATCTGTGTCTTGATTAGAAGCTGTTATATCATCAAGTTGGTTTACTGCCCAATAATTTAAAGTGTATGTTTTATCAGGAACATTCCAAAAATAAATAACAGGAGTGTATTGTTTATCAATCATATATTGACTTGGCTTACCTTCCGTCGTTTTATTCGGAATCTGATTATATTCTGAAATTGTTACTCGATTGATTGTTTGGTCTGTTGAACCCTCTCTTATAACAGCATCAATAATATCAATTGTTCCTACTGGTAAAGTGTAAGAAGTTGTTCCGTCAGCTAAAGTTAAAGTATTTTGAGTGACTGCCCAATAATTAATACCTCTATTTGCAAATTCCGAGAACAATAAATTTAAACTTCTCCGAGCAGATACTGCCCTGTCACCTGTTTGAGTTTGCGGATCTATTCCGCATCTCTCATAGGCTTCGGTTATTACCTCCTCGACATCTGGTCTAAATGCTACTGTTCCGGAAAGTGCCATTAATACTGTTTAATCCCTCTAATAATAATTTGATATGCATCACCTGCAGCTCCAGCTCCAGTTGTTGTAAATTTAATATCACCAGTCCCATTTGCACCAAAACTTGAACTTGTTGGTAAACCACCAAATTTGGAAAAGTCTTGATAACCAGACTGACCCTCGTCAAGATGCATTATTATTATGTCTGTATCAGCGTCTGCAAGAACCTCAACAGTCATTGCTTTAATTATCCACCAACATTCTGCAATACGAATGCCTGTGCAAGCATTACCATCAGCGTCTGCTGTTAACCCTGAAACATCTATTTTAAGGACTGCACTTTCGTTACCTGTGTCAACATATTGATACTGAAAAGCAAAGACAACTTCACGAGAACTTTCTGAAATTTTTGTTGACGTTGTAAGATCTGCCATTAATTTCTCCTAAATTATAGGTGAGGTTTTACCCTCACCTAATTAAATCTCCATTACCTGTCTTGGGCAGCAAACATATAGTCAATGTTCATTGATTTAGTTCCTGTAGCAGAGCCAGATAGCTCCATCGCTCCAAGAGCTAAGTTCTCGTCATCAGGAATATTTGCTGTATGTGTAGCAACTTTATTTCTGTTTACAAAAAACTCAACAGAGCCAGTGCTCTTTACATGAAAACCAAGTGTAACTGCTGTGCCACTTGCGATATCTACTCCAGAGTCTGTTGTTGTTGCAGTACCATCTTTCTCAGTCACACAATCAATATTACTGTCACCATCGTCT